CTTGTCGCCACTGACAAATACCTGCTGGCGGACTACCCCATCAGCCCGGAAGAGCTTGTGACTATCAAAGCCTACCGCCAGTTTTTACGTGATCTGCCCGCGCAGGAAGGCGCGCCTTGGGACGGCGGCGGCGAACTGACGCCGTGGCCGGAACTGCCGGAGGTGTAATAATGCGTCACAACCGTACCGCCATCATCAACAAGGCCCTCATGCGTGTGGCCGCACCCGGCGCCACATCGCCCGATGAAAACAGCCTCACAGCACAACACGCCAATGCTGTATATGACAGCGCGCTGGATTTTTGCCTGGCAGGCTACCCATGGGTCTTTGCAGCTAAGTTCAAGGCCCTTGAGCAACTGGCGGATGCGCCCGTTCCGCACCTCAAAAGTTTTGTCCTGCCGCCCGACTGCCTGCGCGTCATAGGCGTCACCAATGCGCACGGCCGGGCATGCCGTGACTACCTACTTGCGGGCAAGGCCCTGCACAGCCGTCACGCCGGTCTTGTGCTGCACTATGTCAGCGCCGATGCCGCACAGACTTTCCCCGACCACTTTGCAGATGCCCTTGCCTGGCGTATTGCGCTGGAAATTTCTCCGTATGTGGAGCAGGGCGCCACCAACGCCAAAACATATCTGGAGATGTTCGAGTACGCCATTGACCAGGCCAAGGTCCACAACGATGCCCAGGCCCCCGCGCCTGCCGCGCCGTCCCCCTATCTTGAAGAGAGGCTCGGCTGATGCCCGTCTATCACCTGCAAAACGTCCTCAATGGCGGCGAGATTACGCCCCTCATGCGTGGGCGCGTTGACCAGCCCCGCTATCAGACCGGTGCGCAGACCATGCATAACATGGTCCCCATGCCGCAGGGCGGTGTAACGCGCAGGCCCGGAACGCGCTTTCTCGGTATGGCCAGCGGCGACCGGTGCCGCTTCATTCCGTTTGTGTTCAGCGCCACCCAGGGCCGCATGCTCGAATTTGGTGATCATGTCATGCATGTCTGGCTGCCCGACGGCACACAGGTGGACAAGAGCTTTGCAAGCCCCTTTGCGGCGGCTGATCTGGCCGCCATCCGTTACGCACAAAGCGCCGATGTCATTTATTTCGCCCACCCAGACTATGCCCCATGCAAGCTTTCCCGCCATGCCGACGACGACTGGCGCTTCGCCTCGCTCCTTTTTTTACCGGGAATAGCTGCCCCCACCGGCCTTTCCGGCAGCATCGTAGATCGTGGCGCTAATAATGGTGACGCCACGCGCACATATACATATGTTGTCACCGCCGTGGATGAAGAAACCGGGCAGGAATCCAACCCCTCAGCAGAGTTTAGCATAAATGCCAAGTCTCTTGATTCAATGGAATACATTATACGTTTAACGTGGGAAGCCAGCGCCGGGGCATCCTATTACCGGGTATACAAGAAGAAATACGGCGTGTTCGGATACATCGGCAGATCAGGCGCAGAGCGCACATTTGATGATGAAAACATCGGCGCCGACACTTCAGACACTCCACCCAAGCATGAGAACCCTTTTGCCGATGGCAACTATCCCTCGCAGGCGTTCTTTCATCAGCAGCGCCTGGGTTTTGCCGCCAGCAACAAGAAACCTATCACCATCTGGCTTTCCCGCACCGGCGACTTTGAAATCATGGCCTCTTCGACGCCGCCGCGTGACGATGATGCCATAACCGCCACCCTGGCATCCACACAGGCCAACCGCATTGTCTGGCTTCAGCCCGACCGCCAGGCCCTGGCTTTTGGCACAGAGGGCAGTGAGTGGACGCTCAAGGCCAGCGAGGGCGTGGCCCTTACACCGTCAAACATCTCCTTTGAACTGCAAACAACCATCGGCGGCGATGATGCGGTACAGGCCATGTCTGTGGGCGGTTCCGTGCTGTTCCTGCAACGCGGCAGTAAGTCCGTGCGCCAGCTTGCCTACAACTACAGCGCTGATAAATATTTGCCTCAAGACCTCAACTTGCTGGCTAGGCACATCTTGGCGGATACCAGCATTGTAGCTTGGGCATACCAGCAGGAGCCGCACAGCAGCATCTGGTGCGTTCTGGCCGATGGCTCCATGGCCGGCCTTACTTACATGCCGGAACATGAAGTTGTAGGCTGGCACAGGCACACAACAGAAGGGCAGATCAGGGACGTGGCCGCCATCCCCGGCACTCCTGACGATCAGGTCTGGCTGCTGGTGGAGCGCCCGTGCGGCTTGTGCGTTGAACGGTTTGAGACCTTCTTTGACAGCGATAATCTGACTGACGCCAATTTTCTTGATAGCGCACTGCGCTATGACGGCCCGCCCAAAGCTGAGTTCTTTGGCCTTGACCACCTGGCCGGGCAGACTGTGCAGGCATTTGCAGACGGCAGCACCATTGATGCCCTCACCGTTGGTGCGGATGGTTCCCTTGTTTTACCGCGTCCGGCGAGTTCCGTGCTTGTTGGCCTGCCGGCCCATTCTCGCCTTGCCCTCAATCTGCCCGAGGTCAATACGCAAAAAGGCTCCAGCGTACTCAAAGGCCGCAAGGTTTCGGGCGTGCGCTTTCGCGTTTATCGCAGCATGAGCTTCCAGGCAGGCTTTGGCGTTCACCTGCACCCCGTCATTGACCGCCAGATACGCGGCGGCAGCTTTCAGACCACTCCATTCTACACTGAAGGTACTGACCTGCATATGGAAACATGTGCCGGATGGACAGACACCACTCCCCTGACAATCGAAGTATGCACCCCAACACCGCTGACTATTCTTTCAATACTCACCGCTATGGATATAGCCCCGTTTTCCGGCAAGGGAGGAAACTGATATGGGTATGGACCCGGTAACCCTGGCCGTGGCCATGGGCGGCATGGCGGCACTGTCCAGCCTGTCGCAAACGAATGCGGCCAATCAGCAAGCCAGATACCAGCAGGCGCAGATGCAGGCAAATGCAGCAGCCGCCCGCAATCAGGCTCGCATCGCGGCAGAAAAAGGCCGCATCGCAGCCGAAAACATGGACCGTGAAAAGTCCGCCATGCACCGGGAATATGCCGACATCCAGTCCGGCAACGTGGCAAGCATGGGGGCCTTGGGCGTTGATATGTCCAGCGGCAGCGCCGCACAGGTACTTTCCGGCAATGCGTCAAGCTATGCCGCAGACGTTGGGGCCAACCGTTACCAGAAGTCCGTAGGCCTGTGGGAAACACGGCAGAATGTCCGTGCCCAGGAAGCCAATGCCGCAAACTTTGACAGCGCCGCCAGCTACTATGGCAGCACGGTCAAAGGTCTTGGTCATTCACTGCTCACGGCTGGCGTACAGGGCCTTGTTTCCGGCATCAGCGCATATTCCATGGCAGGAGGCTTTGCTGGTCCGGCGGCTGGCTCCGCCAGTGCGGCGTCAATTGCGCCGGGCATTGAAGGCATAGCCCGCCGCACCTCAAATTCATTGCCGACACTTCTCAAGAGCATGAGGGGGTAAACCATGCCCATACGCATACAGCAATACGCCACATCCTCGCGCCGTGTTCAGGTTGGCGGCATTGATCCCGGCTTCCAGCAGGCCCTTATCCGCCATGTGGGGCAGGATGCAGCGGCATCCACAACGCAGGCCCTGCTTGACGCCGGCAAGCAGCTTACCGAAGTGGGCATCAAGGAGTACGTCAGCCAAGAAACTGCCCGCGTTTCCCAGGCCCTGCAAGACTACAAGGCGCAGCTTTCTGCGGAGCAGGAACGCTATACCACCACCAATCAGGGCCAGAACGCTCTGGACGCGGGCCGGCACTTCGACCGCTTCGCGCGCGAAGCGGCTGCGCCACTGGCCGAAAAGTTCTCTGGCAAGTTCCGCACCATGTTCATGCAGGATGCCGCGGCCTTCGGCCTGCGCTTCACCGAGCAGGGCCAGGCATACGCCGGGCAGCAGGAAAAGGCGTGGAAGAAAAGCCAGTGGGACGGTGATGTAGCCCAGACTATGGATTCCATAGCACAAGACCCCGGCAATAAAGATTTTATCGAAACAGCCTTGGGCAATCTCAAAGGACGTTATGCCGAGATGTTCCCCGGCATGGACTATCGTGCCGTTGATGCGGAAATCAACCACAAGGCTGCCGGTATCATTATTGACAGTTTTCTTGCCAAAGAGGACGTGGGCCACGCCCGTGGAGCCTTTGAGCAGTACAAGGGCATCCTTGGCGCTGCCGCACCGCAGTATGAGGCCCGCATAAAGTCAATGGGCCGTGAGCTTCAATCCCGCGCCGAAGCCCAGGCAGAAAAGGCCAAAAACCACAAAGCCCTTGAAGCCGCCCGCATGCTCATGGACATCTACGGCGGCGACACACAGCAGGCCCTGGCTGCAATAGCAGAACAAGCAAATAATGTTGAAGACCGCCTGCGCGTCACGCAGTCCTACATGACCCTGCGCAATATTGACGATGCCGCGCAAGCCCAGGTCAGGCAGGAAAAAACCATCGCCGACCAGAACAATATACTGGCGCAAATCAAGGCCGCCGGCAGCGACCCCACTGCACTGAATGCCATAATTGCCGATGCCGCTCCGGAGCACAAACAGTTCGCATTGGTCCATGCGGAGCAGGCGCTTGGCAAACAGCCCCCGGCTTTTTCAGAGCCGCAAGCCTGGGCAGAGGCCAACACCGCCATTCTCAACGGTGAACGCTATGAAATAGTAGCTGGCCGTTACGCCGGGCGTCTGGCCAAGGCAGATATGCAGGAGCTTAAAACCCTGGCCGGCAAGGAAGACAAACAGAACGAAAAAGAATGGAAACTCTACTTCGACCGCATCTGGAGCACATCTTCCCATGCCCGCATTACTGACACTGCCGACCGCAACCAGAACAAAAACCAGCTTGAATACGAAGTCGCCCGTCGCCTGCGCGGCGTCACGGATCCGCAAGAGGCCCGCGACATCATCTTTGCCCTGGTGCATGACAGGCAGGTTCCGGGCTTCTTCGGCTGGAGGTTTGGCGGCAGTACTGTAAATTCCATTGAAGCTATGTCTTATGCCCCCCAGGATATTCAAATTGCCATTCCTAGCGATGCAAAAAAATCAATTAAAGAACAGGCCGATAGAATGGGTAAAACACTCTCTGATGATGATATTAAAAAAATATATTTAAGTAACGTGAAAGGAGGCCTTTAATATGCCTACTATCACTAATGATACGGCTGGCCCTTGGGATTTTTCTGCATTGGATACAGAACAGGTCACAGATTCACCATCTGGCAATAGCTCCGTTGCAGTAGAAACAAACACCTCTTTCACACAACCCCAATGGGACTTCTCTGTCATTGACAGCACGCAGCCTGCTCCATCCGAAACCGCCGCCCAAAACCTCAACTACAGCGGGCGCTACAGCCAGCAGCAAATCATTGAGGCCCGGCAAAATGCAGACCGCCTTGGGGCCAGCTTTGACGATACCTTGCAGCACAGTGCCGTGGCCGCACAGCAGGCCGGGGCCATCACACCGCAAGATTTGCAGGGCTTTTCACCGGAATTTGTTGCCGCGCTGGCCAACAACGGTAAAACAGTTTTTGCCGCCCGCGAAGACCTGCCCCTGTTTAACCGAATAGCCACCGGCCTTTTTCGGCTCAGCTACCCGCATATTTTAAGCAATGCGCTTTTTGACCAAGGCTCACCCGATGCCAGGGCCGCAACCCAGGCTCAAGGCCAGGCAGAGGCGCAAATGTGGCAAACCAGATATTCCGAGCTTGAACGCGCTGGCATTCGCCTGCGCGAAGGCGCGGACCAGGTTGAAGACGCCATGCGCGGCCTTATCATCGGCGCAACCGAAGGCTGGGCCGCTGGCATCCGTAAGGATATTGAAAGCAACCCCCGCCTTGCCTACGTGGAAGACAATAGTAACACGCTTGATTATATTGAAAATATCGGAAAAAACGTGCGCAGCGGCCTTGAGGTAAAGCGGCAGACCCGCCCGGCCATGCTGCCTGAAGCCGAAAGCGCGGCCCAACGCTACCTTGAAAATGTCGTCGCTCTGGCCCCACAAATTGGCGTTCAGGTAGCTTCCGCCTTTGTCAGTCCCCATTTGGGCATGGCGATCATGGGTGCGCAAATCGGCGGCGGAACGTATTTGAACCTCACTGACCAGGGCATTGACCCTGATACCGCGCTTGCCGCATCCATCGGCAACGCCCTGGCCCAGGCTCCACTTGAACGGCTCGGGCTTGAAAAGGCTATGGCTGTTTTTAAAACTTCCGGCGTGTGGAACACAATAAAAGCCATTGGTGGCTCTGCTGTCATTGAAGGCATCACGGAGTGGATGCAGACCTACCCCGAAGCTGTGGCCGAAATATGGGCGCAAACAACGCAGCAAGGCGGCGATTTTGAGCAAGGGTACAAAACCTTTGTGAACCGCTTAGGCGAAATCACCTTGCAGGGTATGTATGAGGGCGCACTGGCGCTGCCTTACGGCGGTCTGTTCGGCGGCATGGGCATGCTCAAAAACGGTCGGGGGCAATTCCCATCACAGCTTTCGCCGGAATTGCAGCAGTTTTTCACGCAAGAGCTTGCACAGGCCCAGGCCTATGCCCAGCGCCAGGCCCTTACCGATGCCCTCAACACGGCAGCCCAAAGCATTGACAGCATGACAACCATGCGCCAGGGGCCACAGGCCGTGGCAGAAATGCTTGATGAAGTCATACCCCCGGCATTACAGCAAACGTGGATAGGCGCAGACGATGCCGTAACCCTGTATCAGGAAGCGCAAGAAAAAGGCGAGGCCGAAGCCGCCGCCGTGCTGGACACTCTGGGTACGAATGCCGAAGGCCTGCAACAGGCTGCGGAACAGGGCGCTCCCCTGCCCGTAGCCACTGCCAAGCTGCTTACCCACATGTCTGGTGATACCCGCGCCCGCGCCATGGCCGCCCTGCGCGCCACTGCTGACGGCGTAAGCGGCGCAGAAGCCGCAAACTACAATCCAATGGAGCGCGCGCGCGATGCCATGCAGCGCGTGCTTGACGGGCCGCACGGCGGCGATGACAGCGACCCCCCGGCCACCGGCACGGCCGCCGCCCTGGCAGAGGCCAGCAGCGCCCAGAAAATCCGCGCCGACGTTGAACGCGAGGTCACGCGCATCACGCAGGAAATTGAGGCCGCTGGCTTTCCCCGCCATGTGGCGCAAACCAACGCCGCGTTGCACCAGCAGCAGGCCTTGGCCATGAAGGCAGCCTACGGGGTTGACCCTGTTGCCATTTTGCAGCGCCGCACCGTCACCAGGGTTCTGGCAGATCATGCGCAGCAGCCCCGGCAAGACGCGCTGTTTCACGCCATGTACGCGGCCAAAGACGCAGATATGACAAGTTTTTTCAGCCGGGTGCAGGCTGAAGGACCACAGGCTAAAAAATCCTATTTTGCTTTTTCCGTACCCGGTGAACTTGAGGGCGTACCTTTTCGTATTCCTTCAGATACTGCGCTGCACCAAGCCAAGCGCCATAGCGACATTACCCCGCAGGATAACGCAGTCCTACCCCATATTTTCCAAAACCTCACGGCAGAAAATACCGCGCAGGTTAATAGGCAGGGCGTTTATGGCCGACAGTACATCGGCACGGCCGAGGTCAACGGTGCTCATTATGGCGTGGCGTTTGAAGTAAATAAAAAAGGCGAGGTCTATGTGACCACGCTTTTTAAAGATAAGCCCAAGCGGCTTGAAGATTGGCTGAATAAGGAACAAAAGAGAGCTTCCATAGTGCCGGAGGCGTCCAGTGCGGAGCGCCATCAGAAACCCGGCGTTGGCTACGGCAAGCCCTCTTCTGCTAAAACTCTGCGCCAGATGCTGGCAGAAGTCAATAGCCGGGAGATGCATCAGCAAGAACAGTCCGGCCCCCTCGGTTCCGTCAGCCTGTCGCCGCAGTCGGCAGCCGTCAGCATTTTTGACGGCGCCAACCTCTCCACCATCCCGCACGAATCCGCCCACATCTTTCTTGACGATCTCATGCGCATTGCTGCCGATGATGGTTCCATCGCCCTGGCCGAATTGCAGCGCGCCGTGGCCGTCAACCTCAAGGGCGAAACAACTGAAACCGCCCGACAGGTACAAGCCTTGCTGGCCCAGATGCATAAGGCCATTCCGCAAGACCGCCTTACCGCCCTGCACACCCTGGCCGCTGATTTGCGCGCCCAGGCACAGGAAGGCCGCGCCGAAGCCAAACGCCTTGATGAAGAAGCCACAACCCTGAAACTGCAGGATCAAGAACAGGGCATTGAAGACACTGGCCAGATAACAGAGTGGAAGCAGTCCCGCGCAAAACAGTATCAGGCTGAATCTCGCGCTGCTGCCCTGCGCCGTGCGGAACGCTCCGTCCGCCAGTCCATAAAGCATCTGCACGGCCTTGATCAGGCCCGGGCAGATATCCGCACCCTGCGCCAATGGGCCGGCGTGGCGCCAGAAGGCGACCTTGCCCCCGGATCAGAAGAGTATGTGAAGTTTCATGAAGCCGTGGCCCGTGGCTTTGAACAATATCTTATGGAAGGTAAAGCACCCAGCAAAAAGCTGGACGGCGTGTTTAGCCGACTGCGTGCCTGGCTGCTTGAGATTTACAAAGAAGCTCGCGATGCTCTGGGCCTGCCCATAAGCGATGACGTGCGCCGTGTCTTTGACCGCATGATTGCTACCGACCAGCAGATGAAGCAGTCCAGGCATTTGCAGAATACCCTTGCCGCAGAACGTGGCTTTGCCGCAAACCATGCTGAAAGCTTTGATGAATGGGAAGAACTGGCAGAAATGCTCAATCAGGCAGAACGTGAAGTGCAGGCCACGGCAGACAGGGCTACCCTGCGCCAGCGCAACAAGCGCTTTAAAGAATATTATGCCGATGCCCTTGAATCCCTCAACGCTTCACCATTCTGGCAAATGGTAGACAGCGTAGCCGCGCGCACCAGATCGGCAGACGGTCGCTCTACAGGCGGCCTAACCCGTGAAAGCGTGGTCCACTTCATCGGCGCGGAACGCACGGCAGAACTTTCAAAGGCCCGTCCCGGCATCATCAATGCCCAGGGCGGCGGCATCCATGCAGACATCGCCGCCATGGAACACGGTTTTGAAGATGCGGATACTCTGCTTCATGACCTGTACGATGCCCTCGTCATGCGGCGCGAAAGCAAAAAATCCCTGGCCCGCTCCCTGGCAGAACAGCAGTTGCAGGCAGACGACAGCCTCAATGACGCCGAACTCATGGCACTGAGTGCGGAAAAATACGCCGCATACCTCGACAGGGTGGATGAAACCGTCCTGCGCATTGCCGCCCGCAAAGGCTACCGCACAGTGGAAGAGCAGGATCGCTTCATCCGCAACAGCATCACGCCGCGCACCCGCATCCAGGCTATGGCCGCCGACCATCTGCGCCATACTCCACTGCGCGACATCACGCCGGAACGGTATCAGGCCATGCTTGATAACGCCCTGCGTGACCGCAGCAAGGCGCTGGTTGACGGCGATGTCATGGGGGCCGTGCGCGCTGTGGAAAATGCCCGCATGGCCAACGAACTTATCTGGGGCAGCCGCGCCCAACTGGCCAGGCGTGACAGGCTGCTTAAACTCGCCGCGGAAACCGCCGCCGCAAAACCCGGCACATATCCCACAGTACACCGCGAGGCCATACGCAAGCTGCTCAATCAGTACGACCTTGCCCACATGCGCGGGCAGTCCGATGCGGAATACCGCCACGCACGCCTGCGCGATCTTGTCGGGCAGACCATGCAGGATGATGTGGTTGAAGTGCTGCCCAGCTTTGCCAACTGGCTGCTGGATGGCACAAACCCCAATACCGGCAATCCCTTGCCCGGCGGCCGCCAAAGCTGGCGCGACCTCACACCAGCCCAGCTGTACGATGTGGAAAACCTTTTGGCCTACCTGCGCAAAACTGGTTACAACGCCCGCACAGACGCCAAAAACAGCGAGGCCGCCAAGGTAGAACTGCTGGCAACCCAGGCAGGCCGCAACATGCTCACCCTGCCAGAAATGCCCACTGCCCCGGCTGACAGTCTGCGCGGCAAGGCGCAGGAATCCGCGCGCGGCCTGTACGCAGCCATAGACAGTTTGCGCTGGCAACTGCGCAAGGCTGATGCCTTTAGCAGCGTCATGGGCGATGGCGAGATCGGGCCAATGGAAGATGCACTGCTCAATAAAATACTCACCGGCGAACAGCGCGCCCGTGACCGCATTGAGCATATTAACACCATTATGGCCCCGCACCTTGTGCATCTGGCCCAAAGCGTGCAGCAGTGGGAAGCACAGTATGGCAAAAACCTCATGCTCAAGGATGCGGAAGGCAATATTGTGCAACTGCCTGCCAGCATGCAAAAAGCCTATAGCCGCAAAACATGGACGGCCGATATGGTCATTGCCCTGGCCTTAAACACCGGCAATGCCTCAAACATGGCCCGCATCACGTCCGGCTATGAAGACATGGACTATGAAATGCTGGCTCCACTGCTGGGCGATCAGGTGGCCGCCCGCATCATGAGCAGCAAGTTTGATATTAACTTTCGCCCCCAGGGCAACAGGCCTGGCCTGCTTTCACTGCGTGACTGGCAGGCCATCCAGGGCATATGGGATGCCCTTGGTACACAATGGGCAGATACGCAGGCCACCCATGAACGCATGTTCGGCTTCAAGCCGCAGGGTGTGGAGCACCTGCCCCTTACCATTACAGACCCCACCACTGGCCAGGCCGTTACCCTGCCAGGCGGGTATTATCCTGTACGTTATGACCCTCGGGTTTCCGACCGCGTGGCCCAATGGGGTGAGCAGGAAGACATTTTAAGCCGCAACGAATCAATGTTTGCCGTGCCTACCGCCAAGCGCGGCCACACACAAGCCCGGGCCGAAAAAGCCGTAGGACACCCCCTGCGCTTTGATACCGGCATAATTATGGAACATATCAATGACGCGGTGCGCTTTATCGAATTGGGCGAAATCACCCGCCAGGCAGACAGGGTAACCCAACACCCGGCATTCCGCGCTGCATACACAGCCGCCTTTGGCAAAAAAGATTATGATGCCATACGCCCCAACCTGCGCGGCCTTGTACGGCAGGAACCAGCCCCAAGAAGCGATTGGGTTGTTTCCACCGCAAACATGATGCGTAAATATCTTGTACCCTGGGGCCTAGCTTGGAACCTCAAGGTAGCTGCCTTGCAGTTTACCGCCGTCTATCCGGCCATGGGCGACCTTGGCTCAAGGTATGTTCTGCGTGGCATGGCTCATATGGCCCGCCACGGCATGGGCGCACTGCGGCAAATATGGGATGTTTCGCCCTACATGAAAAGCCGCTTGAACAATATTGATCAGGATTTGCAACGCAATATTGCCAATTTCAATCCCAGCAAACGCCCTGCGTCTGTCAGCATCGGCGGCAAGGAAATCAGTTGGGAAGATATGGTCAACGCGGGCATGCTGCCCATTGTGGCGGTTGACGCCGCCGCCACCGCCGCCGTGTGGATGGGCGCTTACAGCAAAAAGCTGGCCCAGCTTCAGGACAGCGCCGTAAAATACGGCGTCAACACTGACAGTGAATTCCATCAACAGGCCGTGGACTTTGCAGACAGCATGGTCAAGCAAAGCAACCCGGACTATGACCCCAGCAGCCGCAGCGGCTTTTTACGCGCACAAAATTCTTACAGGCTGGTCAACAATTTCAGTTCTGCAATCACGCTTTTTGCCGCACGCCACAAGTATATGTATACCGCCCGCAGCAAGGGCAAGGCCAGCCTTGGCCGTCTGGCCAGATTTGAAATGTACGACACCATATTGCCAGCCGTGAGCATGTTCATGTTTCTGGCTTTGGTGCGCGGCTACGTCGGTAGCGACAAGGATGATAAAAAAGATGTGGCCGAATTGTTTACTGCCAGCATGGTTGATTTTGCTGGCATGCGCTTTCCCATTTTCGGGCAGGCTGCGGGCGATGCCCTCATGGGGCTTATGGGCTTTAATGAAGGCGGTCAGCGTGTCAGCGGCTTGCGCACGGCCCTTGATATGCCGTTCCAGTTGGGCCAGGCCGTCACCAATCGTTCCGGCCGCGCCATGTGGCAGGGTGTGAAAAATGGAGATCAGGCCAAGGCCCTTGTCTATGGCGCTGCGGATATTGCATCTTTTATAGCCCGTGTCCCCGCCTCAAAACTCGCCCGAAATGCTGAACGCGGCTATGACCAGTGGCAGCGCGGCCAGGGTACGGCGCTTTCAGTAGCGTTCCCAAGGCCAGGTAAGTAGAAAGCAAAAGGCCGGGGTTACCCGGCTTTTTCAGTTTAGTAAGTTTCTTACCATTTCATCGTGCGCTTCAATTGCGGCTTTAGACAAATTGCCATTGCCTCCTGCCGGCTTATCCATCATAGCCACTCCAACAACAGCAGCCATAAGCACCAATATCGCAAGGGCAAATGCGCCAACCACGCCGCGATAAATTGGCCGCTCCGCCATCACCTGCTTTCGCCCCCATGCTCTGCACAGTAGCCGCCACAGCATGGGAACCCCAACCAGCACCACCAATGGGGCCAGGGCAAAAAAAGCCAAAAAGATATGCATCCCCGGGAACGCCCAAAAACTCCGCCCCAGCAGACCAGCCACCGCCTTAAAAAAATCTGCCAGCCTGGCTTCAATCTTTTCATCCAGCGGCAGTTTGTCATACGGCACCCGCAAACCAGAAGGCGGCGTTGTGTCGCAATCAAAGCTTGTGCCGTACTTGCGGTTCAGGCGTATGCACTTTGCAATGGAATATTCACTGACTTCATCTAAGAAAGAAAAATCCCACTGGTTTGTAGATGATGAAAAGTGAGTCTGCTCTTGAGACACTTCATATGTAGAAACGCGACTGCTATTATAAAAAACGAAAACAAAGAACCCGCAGATATAGTATACCAGCAGTGATATAGAAATGATATTTGCAGCAGATACTTTTTTCATAGCGGACTGTTGCGATCTAGAAAAAAGGCTCGGATGAACTTTCACTATCAGCTAACAAATACGGGGGCAAGCCGCACCCTTTTGCCCCGCCTAAAAGAAAAAAACATCCTTGCGCCACACAGAGCCCGCTGGTAGGGAACAGGAAAACGCATGGGGGTGTGTCATGAAAAATCTTGCCTTGCTGCTCTGTTGTACATGGGGACTCGCGGGGTGTGGCCCGACTATATATCAAAATTCTGATCCATCTGCGAACTGGGCTCAAGATTCATTCGTTTGCCAAGAGTACGCTGAAGGAAGCACCCCAATGCCTCAGTATGTACCAATACCTCAATCCAGAACAGAAACAGGGTATGGCACAGTGCATATGAATAACGGGCGAACTGCACATTATGACTACACGCACACATACCACGCAAATCCATACGATCAAGCCAACGCTCATTTCTATAACGCCAGCCAAGATTTCGCCCGCATGAGTGCAGTCCAAAGAAGGTTTGAACGGTGCTTAAATTCTCTAGGTTGGTTCGAGGTAAAAAAAGGAAAAGAACTCACCCTCGTAGATGCAGATTACTTGAATCCAGTTGAAGATTTCCCCGATACAAAAGAAGAAGTTGAAAAATGTAAAACTCTTGCAAACCAGGGAAACACAAAAGCTCAAGTTTCCCTTGGGATGGCTTATCTGTATGGTAGAGGTTTGTATGCTCCTACAATTGCCGAGAGTAAAAAGCAAGCTTATGCGTGGTTTACACAAGCTGCGTTACAAGGGAATGAAGTAGCAAAATATGAACTTGGCAAAGGGTATCTTGATGGCGAAGACATCCCCAAAGACAAGGAAAGGGGAATGCAGTTAATTAAGGAGTCTGCGGCGCAGGGATATCAACCTGCGATCGATGCCATTTCAAAATAATATAGTTAGAGTTTCGTGCGTATCTCAGATGTATGCGCAGCCCTTGGTATAAGCTGGACGGGAAGAACCCTGTCTATGATTCCAGATGATTGGCAACGTATGTGCAAATTACACATACGTCGCGGGAAGTATGACACGCGCCTTATTAACGAACCCGCCGTGTACAAGCTGGCCTTCCGCAGCAACAAGCCCGAAGCCGACGCCTTCACCAACTGGATAGCGTCTGAGGTTGTTCCGGCCATAAGGAAGACGGGGAAATACGAAGTCGCCCCCAAAAAGAAAGCCTTGGGCCGTGGCATTGATACACTTCCAGAGACCACCTCTGTGTTTACCTTTCCAGACGATATGGAGGTGGGGCGCAAAGACGCCATGCGGCGCATTCAAAAAATCATCTGGCAGCTTCATGCGGCCATGGACGTAACCCGCATGTTCACACACCCCAAGGGGCGTATTCCTATGGGGACGGGGCGCTACGACATCATGCTGAGCCTTTACAGGGTTGCTGATGCCAATCTGGTCGGCGCGTACAATGCGCTTGAAGCTGGATATAACCTTGGCAGCGAGATGGGCTGGAGATAGAAAGTAAAGTTTTAGAAGCAAGTATTGAACTATTATTTTGACACGCTCTGCCCCGTGCGCTACGCATATGAGAATAGGAGGGCTTATGAAAACTCTTGCTAGTGCGCTTTTGTTTTTGCTGTTTACAGTTCCCGCCTTTGCTGACGATAGCCCTGTTTCACAGGCCGTAGCCTCAGGCCAGTGCGGAGCCACCCAGGTCGACGATGCCCTGGATGGCATCCTTGAAGCTGGTCGGGGCTGCTGCTCCCATCATGGTGGCATGTCTGGTCAATGTTCGAATGGCCGTGTGGTTTGTCGTGATGGCACGCTCAGCCCTACATGCAAGTGCCGCGCAGATGAGCTTCAACCGGGTAACGGGGCATAA